ATATTGAGCAAAAAAGGTATGATAAGAGTATAATCATATCTGCATTGGATGAAAAAGGAGAAACATTCTGTGCTGATGTTATGAGTACGGAACAATACTATGACATAAAGAAAAGAATCAATCCAGACATTTGGATTGCTGAATATATGCAAACTCCAGTAGATAGTAAAGGTAGGTTGTTTAAAGACTTGAAAATTATTGATGCTAGAGATTTTGAAGCTATCAAGAAAAACATTCAAGGTGCTGTAGCTTATATAGATGTTTCCGACCAAGGGAAAGACTATACTGCTATGGTTGTGGCTGTTATTGTCAATAAAGACATTTACATAGTTGATTACCTATACACCAAAGAAAATACTGATGTAACGATTCCGTTATGTGCTGGTATGTTAGCTAAGTGGAAAGTAAACTATTGTAGAGTGGAATCTAATGCTATGGGTGCAATATTTGCTAGAACATTACAGAAGTCTACTAGAACACGTATTTTACAAGTTCACAACACACAAAACAAGATGACTAGGATAATTATGGCAAGTTCAGTCATAAACAACTACTTTTTCTTTGTGAATAACGAAACTAGCTACTACCAGAGGTTTATGGACAATGTGTATTCGTTTTCGCAAGAGGGCAAGAATAAAAATGATGATGCACCAGATTGTCTTGCTGGATTGGTGATATTTATACGTTCAATGTTTAGACACATAGAAATATAATTTTTAAATTTGTAAATAAAATTTATATATTATGGCTGAAGGTACGTTATACAAGGTTTATGTTAAAAACAACTACTTTGTTGTAGTTGATACAATTACAAATGTTTATTATGAAGAACACAAAGCAAGTGTTTTAGTTACTAAATACCAATTAGAATCAACAGAATATTCTATACAATTCTTGAATAAAGGAAATGAGTTTTTAAATTTACCTTTTTCTGTTATTGGAAATGAGATTGGGGTAGCTTATGCTTCTACATCTGCGTTTGAAGATTTTTATACTGAAAATACGGGTTTTAGTGCTGTTAGTCAAGGGCAACTAACTGCTGTACAAAATGCCCTACAAGCTAATATAGATGCTAAAACAGATAAGACTTTAACAAGAAGTAGAAAGACTGCTTCTTATGTCGCTACTTTGTCTGATGCTGATACGTTAATTGAAATGAATGTTGCTACTGCAAATACTTTAACTATAAATGCGAATGTATTTTCAGATGGTAAACAATTAATGTTTGAGCAATATGGTGCTGGAGAAACTACTATAGTTGCTGGTGCTGGTATGACAATTAGAAGTAATGGTTCAAAATACAAAACTTCTGGTCAGTATGCTGGTGGAACTTTGATTTTTAAATCAGCTACTGAAGCTACTATTTACGGAAACTTAAAAGCATAATTATGATATTAGCTAATCACGGAATAATAAGTAGTTCTAGTATTGCTACAATACCATCTACATTAAGCAATAATTTATTGTCTTATTATAAAGCTGAAAATAATGCCAATGATTCTTTAAGTGTTAATAATGGAACAGCTTTTGGTGGTTTAACTTATGTAGCTGGCAAAAATGGAAACGCTTTTAATTTAAACGGAACAACTGCTTACGTACAATTAGGTGATGTAATGGATTTAGGTTATAGTAGTTGGACTTATTCCATGTGGTTTAATACCAATCTTTCTTCAACAGGACAGATATTGTTTGGTAAAACATATTATGGAGGACTGACTGGAAGGTTTTTTGCCTATTTATTAAACAATAAAGTGTGTTTTTCATTTGATGCAGACATTGGATTTACAAAAATAACCTTAGAAAGTGTTAATACTATTTCTACTAATACATGGTATAATGCTGTATTTGTGTTTGATAGGTCTGATAAAATAAGAATTTACTTGAACGGAACTCTTCAAAGTGTCAATAGTTTAGACCAAACAAACAATTTAATACCTTACGCATCTAATAATTTAAACACTAATAATCCATTTAGAATTGGGGCGTCAACTTTTTCAGACAATACAACACCCGTTGACTTTTTCAGTGGAAAAATGGATGAGTTTGGCATATGGAATAGAGTATTAACACAATCAGAGATAACAGAATTACAAACTAAATATTATCCTTTTTAATTATGCAAGTAGTAAGAATTTCGATTGAACAAAAAGATTTGTTAATAGGTGAGAAATGGAACAATGAAGCTTTTTTCAATCCAACATTAGATGCTGATAACGAATGGTTTGTGTCTATAATAGAAGTTTATGGTTGTGATAAGCCAGAATTTCAATGGTTAAGACAATGCGAATTGGTTATACATAATCCAATAGTTGTAAATTTTCCAATTTTATAATTGTGTTGTGGCAAAGACAAGGTTTGTTAGAGGTCAAAAGTTTGGTGATAGGATAATAAAGGAAATCTGGAAAGATTCACATGGACACATTCTGCTTTTTACAGATGGTACTTATGAGATAATAAAAAAAAGGGGCTTAATTGCCCCCTTATCTTATATGTTTAATAATGCTCTCATTTCTTCTTCTGATAGTCCTATACCAGCATTTACAATTTTTGTTAGTGCGTCTGCTCGTTTGTTAAGTGCTTCAGATTGAGATAAGTAGTCGTCTTGAAGAACTGGTACATGGTCATAATCAGCAACAATTCTTAATCCTTGTTTGTCTAGTCCTAAAGATTCTGTAATGTTATCATATATCTTTTTAGATTCTGGAATGATTGTATCTGTATATGCCATTCTCATACCATCCCTAACGTTTGAATATGTACTACCTTTTTCATTTGAGAATATATAGTAGTTCAATCCAAAAAGGTCAATGATAGCTAACTTATCTGCTGTAAGTTCTTCAAATAACATTAAGTCCTTAGTAGGATAAGACATTGGTTGCCACTTAACAGCCGATTCAGTAATCATTAACTCATCTTTATTTCTGTAATACCAATCTCTTTGAATATCTCTTTTTTCTTCTGGTGTCATAGGTAAAGCACCACCCATATCAGAGTTTTCTGAAGATAAGATACCAATTGCACCTAAATTTTCTAATAATACGTTCCTTTTATTGTATTGTGCTTTGATGTTAGAGATAGGGAATTTTAAAGATTCAATTCTTGATACTGGATTTAAAATGTTGATACCATCATTAGCTTGAATGATGATAACTTCTTCTAAACTTAAGTTCTCTTTATTTTGTCCATCGTAATTGTACGTGTAATCTTTTATCAATCCATCTTTAGTCATTTGCTTTAAAGACTTTCCAGTTGTGTTAATTTGCATTTTATGTGATGGAAGTGGCACAAATAGATTCACTATTTCACCTATTCTCTTAGGTGCATACACAAATGAAGATGAATGTAGAGAATCGTTTACGGAAATAGAATAAATTACATCACTCCATGATTGTAATGGGTTAGGGTTTTTAATTAAATCTAATACCCAATGCTTTTCTATAATATCTCCTTTATCATTTACTAGCTTTGGAATACCTAAAGAAAGCATTTGTGCTTTTTTATTTATTACAGTACGTAATTCTGGTATTTCAATGTATAGTTTATAAGAATCTGATGTATCTACCCAAACAGCTTGTTTCTTCCCAAAGAAGTCAACTGAATATTGTCTATTTGGCATTTGATTCCTAGCTAAATTGTTTAACTTTGGGTCTGTTATACCAAAAAATGCACTCCAAAAAGAATTGTTCATAATTAAATTATATTTTTGTAGAAACAAATTTAAAAGATTTATGAATAGTAAAATAAATAATCACTATAAAATTAAGTCGCAAGGTCTTGAAATTAAAGATGTAGATAGCACGTCTAGGAAAGTATCATTCTATTTAAGCCATTTTGGCAACATAGATTCTGATTCTGATATGCTTGTTAAAGGTTGTTTTAAAAAGTCTTTACAAGAACGTGGTGTTGATTCTATTTCTAATAGAAAGATTGCATACTTGCGATACCATAATTGGGAAATGCCCATTGGTAAATTCGTTGAATTACAAGAGGATGATTTTGGATTGTATGCTGTAGGTGAACTTGGAAGTTCTACATTGGGTAATGATGCATTGTTAGATTATCAAGATGGTATTATCAGAGAACATTCTATTGGTTTCAGATATATGGCTGATAAAACTAAATGGGTAGAAGATGCTGGTATGAATAATGGAGGTTATTTCTTAATTTCTGAAGTTGCATTATGGGAGGGTTCTGCTGTAACATTTGGTGCCAATGAAATGACACCAGTATTGGAAGTTGGTAAATCTGAAGATAAAGAAAATGTGCTTAAAAAGATTAATGATGAGATAAATACTATCTGTAAGTCATTGGTTAATGGTAAAGGTACAGACGAAAGACTTTATACAATGGAAATGAGATTAAAGTATCTTACTGCTCAATTATCTGAAATTGCACAATTAAATATTGAGAATCCTAAAGCTATCGTAATAGAAGAAAAAGGATTTGACTGGAATAATGTAATCACTAATATAAAATAAAATGGCAACTGAAGAAAATGTAAAATTAGAAAAAGGTTCTGTATTGTTTAAGTTTAATGGAACAGCACCTTATGGACTAGCTAATACTAAAGCTGTTGTAACTGAAGAAATGGCAAACATTTTTGTAGAAAGGAAGTATGGGACTATTTGTAAATAATTCAGATTTTACTGATAAGTTTGAATTACATACTGGTATGTTTGATACCCAAAAGCTTACTGAATATATCGATAGATACGAAGAAATATATTTAAACGAGTTATTGGGTATTAAGTTATACAATGATTTTAAAGCTGATTTAGTTAATGGTGTTCCACAAAACACTAATTACCTTTTTATATTTAATGAGTTTAAATATGAAACAGATATTCGGCTTATAATTTCAAGAGGTATGAAAGATATGCTTATTGGATTCATTTATTTTGAATTTATGAAAGATAAGGTAGCACAAAACACATCCGTAGGTATGACTAAACCTAGGAATGAAAATTCAAGTGTTGTTTCTGCTCACAATCCAATTTATTTGAGATACAATGAAGCTGTAAAGACTTATAAATCTATTCAAGATTACATTATGCTTAATTTGGGTAATGTAAAATACGAAAAGTTTAGAGGTTATAATAAAATGTATGCTTATTGGCTATGAAAGATGTGTCAGAAATATTTGAAGATATTGTTAACGATATTGACAATCAAATTGCTATCAATTCGCTATCTGTTATTAATAATAAGCTTAGGGTTTACACTTGTGATACTAAGTGGTTACGTGTTGGTAAAAAGGTATCTGGTAAAATCTTGGGAGGAAGTATAAAAGAAGCTTATGTTACAGCTATTGATGTAGACAATTATTTTGAAATTGATAATGTAAACATATTGTCTGATATATTTATTCCTAAGCCAACTGCAATGTTTGGAACTAGAACTGCTACTAATAATGAATGGAATCTTAAAACACCTAACTTATTAAATAAGACACCTTTGATTTGGTGCTTAGAATTAGTTAATGAAACTCATTATGGAAATGAAGCTTCTTTAGAAAGAGATATTGAAATGAGAGTATTTTTCTTAGATGAAACAGATATTCTAAATTATGCAACTAAAGACCATAGACAACAAGTAGTAAGACCTATGACTTATTTAGCACACGCATTTAAGAAAGTTATTGACAAAAATATGTTGTTTAAAAGTATAACACAGTTTAACGTACTAGGTTTTAGTAGGTTTGGTACTGAAAGTGTTACTGGCATGATTGAAAACATATTAGATGCTAATTTAAGTGGTACATCAGTTCAGTTTACAATTTCAAAATACAAAGAAAGTTGCAAATGTTAACTTACGAGCCGACAACACTCAATCAAGTCTAACGCAAATTATAAATTAACTTTTAAATTAAATTAAAAAATGGAAAACAATTTAACACCAGAACAAGTGATTGAGAAATTGAACACAATGTTCTCTGAAAAAACTGCTAACTTTTCTTCTAAAGAAGATTTTGAAGGATTGAAAAGCGAAATTGCTAAATTTAAAACTTACGATGACACTGCTGTAAAAACAGCTATTGCTACATTGGAAGGTAGATTAGAAGGTATGAAAGAAGCTTCTAAAGTAAAAGAAGTGACAGTTAAGTCTTTAGGGCAAGCTATTGCTGATTCTTATGCTGAAAACATTGAGAAAATTACTGAAGTAATTGAGAAAAAAGGTGGAACTGTAAGCTTAGATATTAAAGCTGTAGGTACAATGACAACTACTGGTAACTATACTGGTGGTACAGTTGCTTTAACACAATTGGAAACTGGTGTAGCTAGAATCCAAAGAAGAAAACCTTTTTTACGTGAGTTAGTAAACTCTGCTGGTACTACTTCTAAATATATCACTTACATTGAGCAAACTAGCCCAGAAGGTGGTGCTGGAATGACTGCTGAAGGTGCATTGAAATCACAAGCTGATTTTGACTTAGTTGAAAGACAAGCTATCGTTAAGAAAGTTACTGCTTGGATTAAAGTATCTAAAGAAATGGCTTCTGATTTACCATTCATGCAAGGTGAAATCAATACTGAATTAGTTGAGTTAGTTCAATTGAAATTAGATGAGCAAATTCTTTCTGGTGATGGTTTAGGAGATAACTTAGTTGGTATCTTAACTAATGCTGTTGCTTTTGCTGCTGGTGGTTTCGCATTATCTGTTGTTGCACCAAACGAAGCTGATGTATTGAGAGTTGCTGTAAATCAAATCGAGCAAGAAAACTTTGTAGCTAACTACATCGTATTACACCCAGAAGATTCAGCTAAAATGGAGTTGATTAAAACAACTCAAGGTGAATACACTTACCCAATGATTTATATTAATTCTAACGGAGAGACTAGAATCAAAGGTATTCCAGTTATTACAAATACTGGTGTTACTGCTGGTACTTTCTTAGTTGGTGATTTTACTAAATCAAACTTACGTATGAGAGAAGAATTAAACATTCAAGTTGGTTTTGTAAATGATGACTTTACTAAAAACTTGTTTACAATTCTTTGTGAAGCACGTGCTACTCACTATGTAAAAACTAATCATTATAAAGCTTTCGTTAAAGGTTCTTTCTCAACTGCTAAAACTGCTTTATTGAAACCATAATTAATGGGGGAGTAAAATCCCCTTTTTTCTTTAAATAATTAAAAATATATAAAAATGGCTTTAGGTTGTAAATGTAATTCTGGATTGTCCAATACTGGACTTCCAAACTGTATCACTCTACAAAGTGTTACTTCAAGGTTAATTCTTGTTCCTTTAAAAGATGCTACTGGTGCTTTAAATAAAATCGACTTAACAACTTTGCCTACTTGGGCTACGTTGTTTAACGACCCAGACCCTACTAAAAGATTTTACCCACTTCCAATATTAGAAAACGTTGCTTTAGAAAAAGCTGATTCTACATTTGAGGAAGCACCATCTGGACGTAAGGTTTATATCAAGTCTGGTAAACGTTCATTCTCTGGTGAGTTATGGTCTCAATCACCAACTTTCTTGTCTAAACTTGAATCTAACAGATGTTCTGATTTTGGTTTCTACATCGTTGATGTTAATGGTTCTTTAGTTGGTTCTAAAGTTGGTACTGACTTGTATCCAATTCCGGTAGACAACGAATCATTCGAAGCTAAAATGATGTTTGCTACAGATTCTTCTATTCAAAAAATCATGTTATCATTTGACTTTGATAGATTGTTTGATGAATCTACATTGTGGTTAATCACTCAAACTGAAGCTAATTATAACTTCAATTCAGTTAACGGATTGTTAGATGTTAACTTAGCTAAAGTTACTACAAGTGCTACTTCAATTGTTGCTACAGCTAAATTGGATTTTGGTAGTGGAAACACTCAAATTCCAGTTAAAGGTTTACTGTTAGCTAACTTTGCTTTAACAAATGCTACTACTGGTGCTACAATTGCAATTACTTCTGTAACTGAATCTACTACTGTAGAGGGACAATACTCTTTTGTAATTCCTACTACTGTTGTTGGTACAAATGTTAAGTTGAAAGTATTATCTACTTCTAACTACGAAGGTGAAGCTACTATAACTATCTAATAGAAAGTATTACTTTGTGTTAATTGGGGAGATTTAGGTCTCCCCTTTTTTTTGTTTTATACTTTTTGTAATTCAATGTTAGTCTTTTTTCCTAACTTTGAGTTATGGTTAACTTGATGAATACTAGACTTGGGGAATTGCTATATAGTGCTTTGGCTTTAAAGTCTGGTGATGGCAATGCTTTTAATTTTGCTTTCAAACAAGACATCATATCAAATTTAGTTACCTACTTGAATACTAGAAACTTAGAAAAAGGTTTAGATAGTAAAGGCAGAATCATATCTAATAAGTATACTAAAGAATCTGTTTATTCAGATAGAACTGAGCAAATATATAAAGAAACAATTGGTAGGATTGTTAAAGCTGGTTCTAATTACACCATGAAATATTCTGGAGATTTTTGGCAATCAATTGAACTAGGACAGCCAAAGTTTGAGTATGTAGATATTAATTCTGAACACATTAAAAGAAGCTTTACAAATAAAGGAGTTCAAACTGATGAGGTTGATTTATTTAACTTATACGGAGAAGATATTGTAGGGTTACAAGAAAGAGATTATATTATTTTAAGAAAAAATGTTTTACCATACTACATAAAATATGCAAGGGGAATTTTGGGAATCAATTGAGGATATGCCACTATATAATTGGCACAAATGTTTATCTGGTGAGTTAAAATATATACATAAGGAACTAAAGGAAACTAAGGATAACGAATTAAAGTTTGAAGTTGTTTATGAGGAATTTATAGGTTTTAAAGGTGTTCCAAAAGAACGTAAAAACTTAATGAATCTCATAAAAGAAAAAGCTATTTTAGAATGTAGATATTTAGAAACTGGAGACAGAACGTTGATAACATTAATAGATATAGAAAAAGAAAAAATTAAATCTGTATCTCTCACTATTGAGGGTGGAGAAGATTTTTCTATTGAAAAAAGTTTAATCGTTTTGAGTAAGTGGATTGGTTACAGACTTGATTGGAAACAAATTACTGTTAAAGAATTTTATATAATAATAGAAGAATATGGCAAACAAAATAACTAAAGACGAAATTGCTGATAAAGACCTCTTTGATAACATTATTAAGAGTGCTGATACAGCAATAACTAAAATAAATGAGTTAAACACTTCTTTTTCTAGCTTAGGTAAAGAATTAAAAGAATCTATTGGAAAAATAAAGATAGACGATGTTAAGGGTATTAAAGAACTTTTAACCATCAGCAAAGAAGCTGAAAAGTTATCTAGGGAGAAAATAAAGACCGATAAGGAACTTTTAGACCTATCAACAAAGAAAGTTGAAGCTGAAAAGAAATTATTGCTTATAAGCCAAAGAATAGCTAAAGAGAAAGCTGAATCAGATGCTAAGATTTTAAAGTCTGAAACGGAAACAATGCAAAAGATTGAAGAATCTAATGCTAAAATGTTGCGTAGCAAAAAAGAAACTAATGCTAAAATATTAGCTGATAAAAAAGAATCTTTAGCTAAAATTGAAAAAGCTCAAAAAGAATCAGATGCTAAAATAGCAACACAAGATGCAAAGACAGCTACAGAAAAAGCTAAAATAAATAAAATACAATCAGAATCTAATGCAAAATTAGCACTTGAAAATGCTAGAACACAAAAATTACAATCAGAATCTAGTGCTAAGATAGCAACACAAGATGCTAAAACGCAAGAGATTATAAATAAAACAAGAATACAGAATCAAAAAGAAGCTGATAGAGTTGCAGATAGAAATAGAAGGGAAACTGAAAGACAAGCTAAAGAACAAGCTAAAGCTGAAAAACAAGCTAAAGACCAAGCTGATGCTTACAAACGTTTGACAATTGCTACTAGAGAATTAAAGAATGAATCTAAATCTCTAGGTGCTGAAATGCTAGAGCTAGAACGTGATGGAAAGAAAAATACTGATGAGTATAGAAAGTTAGCTGTTCAGTATAGAAATGTTACTTCTGAAGCAAACTTAGCTGATAAAGCACTTAAAAAGTTAGATGCAGAAGTTGGAGATAATTTTAGAAATGTAGGTAATTATAAAAATGCTGTGAATAAGCTTTCTTATGCTTTAGGGCAAATGGGATTAGCTTTCGGAGTGTTTGAGGGGTTAAGATACTTTGTTGATGCACAAGTGCAATTAAACACTTTGCAATTATCGTTACGTGCTGTATCAAAAGATATTCAAGAATACAATGATAACTTTAAATTTGCTTCTGATGTTTCCAAAAAGTATGGACAAGACATTAACCAGATTGTAGACACTTATAAAAACTTCATTGCTTCTACAAATGAATCAAATGTATCTTTAGCTAGAAGGAAAGAACTATACGAACAAATTATAAAAGCTGGTTCAACATTAGCTTTAAGTAATGATGATATTGAAGGAACTTTAAGGGCTGTTGGACAGATATTTTCCAAGGGAACACTTCAAAGTGAGGAACTTAGACAACAATTAGGTGAGAGACTTCCAGGTGCTTTCAACATAATGGCTAAGGCAATTGGTGTAACTGAAGTCGAACTTAATAAGCTTTTGCAAGATGGTGTTTTATTAGGTGAAGATGTTTTACCATTGTTCGGTAAGCAGATAGAAAAGCAGTTAGGTAATGCTTCTGAAAACAAGCTAAAAACATTAGGTGGTGCATGGAATTTGCTTAAAACTAATATCGTACTTACAGTTGATGAAGCTGGTAAGGGAATTAAAACTACTGAAAGATTAGCTGGTGCTATAAAATATTTAGGAGAAAATATTGGAAGCATACTAAGGTCTTTAGTTACTTTAACAACTTCTTTTTTAGCTTTTAAATCATTAAGTGGATTATTAAACGGAAATATTAGATTGTTCGTTACTACTCTAGTAGATATGAGTAAACAACTGTTTAATGTTAAAACATCTACAGATGCAGTTTCAGAATCTACAAAACGTATGCAAGGTATTATTAAAGGTGCTGGTTGGGTAGCATTAATAATGGTATTGCAAGAAGTAGCTATGAAAGTATATGATATTGCTAGTGGTTGGAAAACAGCTAAAGATGAATATAATAATTACCAAAGAGCAATAGTTAAAGGTAGGACTAAAGCTGAAACATTCCTAAACAAAGAAGAACTTGAATATGATAGATTAAAATTGGAATACGTAGTTAAAATAAGAAAAGAAAAAGATAAAAATAAAAAACAGGATTTACAAATAGAAGCTGATAGAAAACTTGCACAAAAAAAGAATGAAACTGAAGCACAAATTTTGAAAAAGATTGCTGATGCTACAGCAGAAAGAACAAGAAAGGAAAAAGAAAGGTTTGATTTTATTAAGAAAAGCAAATATACAAACATGACAATTCCTTTGAGAAGTGAAAAAGAATTAAGTCAAGCAGTAAAAGCTAATAAAGAAATTATAGTAGATGATAAAAGCTGGTTGAATACTGTTAAAAAAGTTATAAATATTAACGATATAAGAAAAGAATATGGAGATGTAAACAATCAAACTATTAGAGACCAAAGAGCAATAGATATTAAGCAGTTTAATGATTATACTAATGAAATTGCTAAGTATAATAAAGAAATTATTACGTATAAAAATCAACTTAAAAGTAGCACAACTATAACAGAAGATTTTGGAAATACTGTCGATGATAGTTCTAAAAAGGTTAAGAAAGCTGTAGGTAATTATACAGCACCAGTTCAAAGAATTAAGTTTGAATTTAAAGATTTAGAAGAATATGTTATAGACGTTAATCAAGCTTTTAGAGATTTTGAAGAAACTATTTCTAAAAGTCAGTTAGATAGTTACACTAAAGGTCTGGACAAAGCAGTTGAAAGGTCAAATAAGATAGCTAAGTTGTTTTTCTATAAAGACAATTCATTCTTAAAAACTCAACAAGGAATGAGAGGTTTATCAAATTTCTTTCAAGTACCAGATGGGTTGGGTGTTGGTAAAAACATACTTCCACAAGGTATAGTTGAAGATTATAGAAAGCAAATTAGAAATGCTAATAGTGAATTTGAGAAGATTCAGATTGAGGAAGGTTTAGACCAGACTTTGTTAAACATCGCACCACAGATTATAGGTGTTGAAGAATATAGAAAGATAGTTGATAATTTAGATGAAATTGAAAGGTTAAGAAAAAGACAGATTGATACTGAAGCTAACTATAAAAAACAAAAATTAAAAGAGGAATACGAAGAAAAAGAGAAAAAAGACAAAGAGTTTATAGAAAATCAAATAAAAGCTTTTAATGCTTTAGAAAAATATAAACTAGAGATTACTTATCAAAATCAATTAATTTCTATAGATAACCAAACTTCAATTGACCCTAAACAAAAAGCTAATAAGAAAGCTAAGGTTCAAGAAGAACAAAATAAAGCTGTTCAAGTTATTGAAAAGGTTTACGGAGAATGGCAAGAAAATTATGAAATAACTCAAAATGCCAATAAAATGAAAAGGCAAAAAGAGTTAAATGCTAATATTGAAGCTATTGATGCTGAAACAGCTTATGAATATGTGCAAGTTGAAGAAGATAAAGCTGATAAAATAAAAGACATTAATGAGCAGATAGTTGAATCAGCTAAAACTGGAATGGATAGCTTAAAAGATACAGCTAGGTCTATTTATGATTATGTGAACTTAATTCTTGAAATGATGATTATACAATCTGAAAGAAAGTTGGAGAAACTTAGTATTCAGTTGGATAAGATGAAAGAAAAACAAAGTACTCTTACTCAATTAGCTATTAACGGAAATATTGAAGCTACTAAGTCTTTAGCAATGAATGAAAAAGAGCAAGCTGAAGTTCAAAAGAAAATGGAGAGAGAGCAAAGAAGAATAGAAATGTTTAAGTTGGCACAGTCTGTTTATTCAACTTATGCTTCTTATGCTAGTAATCCAGAGATTAAAAATCCATTGACAAAAACAATGACTGATGTTAGTGTTCTATCACAATTTATTAAGACTTTACCTACATTCTATCAAGGTACAGAAACAGATGTTAGGACAGCTTTAGGAAGTCCAGATTTTCAAGGCAAAGATGGTTATGTTGTACGTGTAGATGGTAGCGAAAAGATTTTAAATCCTAAGTTATCAGCAATGACTGGAAACATGACTACCTATGAAATTGCTAAATTAGCTGAAGAACATAGAATGGGTAAATTGATTAAAGCTGGAGAGGGTGCTATTCAAGTAAATAACAATTGGGAAACAAGTTTACTTTTGAACAAGTTAGATTCTTTAGAACAAACTATTAAAAATAAAGTTGAAACTAATGTTGAAGTCGGAGAGATACTTGGTGGTGTAATGCACGTAGTAGAAAGCACTAAGAAACAAACTCAAACAATTAGAAATATTCGTAGATTTAGCTAAATAAAAAAGCACCACTTGTTTAGGGTGGTGCAATTCTCTGAACTATCAGAAATCAAGGAAACATTACAAATATAATAAAATATGCAACACTTTATAGATGGAAAACAGATAGCACCAAAAAATATATTTGATATTGGTGTAAAAGTAGATTTTGAAGCTAAGACTGATGAAATACAAGTAACAACTGATTCATTATTGTTGCCTAGAGAAGCTAAAGCTTACGTTGATTCTCATATAGCTAATATTGGAATATTTGATGGTTTAAAATATAAAGTTGTTATGAACGGAAATGTTCAATTAGACTATTATATTGATTTAACTGAAGAACATCTAATAGAGGATAATCAGATACAATGTAGAATTAAATTAGAGAAAAATCACGATAACTTTTTTGACAGAGCAAGTGGTTCATCTTTCTCTTTGATTAATTCAGTTAAACCTATAAGTACAATTTCAGTAGAGTATCAAATACTACCTATAGATGCTGAAGGACAAGCTATGAGTTCTTTTTTGGCTATGTATAGTATTACTGTAGCAATAGGACAACAAGTTAAAGCTACAGCAGAATCATCAGCAGAATTTGCATCAATTGCTGGTTATGGTTTTTCAGCATTTGGTAAAATCATTGAAGCTGGCTTAAAGTTGGTTGCAAATATTGTTTATTTAGCGTTGTTAGTTAATGAAGCTATTAATTTAGCAGAACGAATTGCTGGTTTAATAAATCCTAAAATAAGCATAGCAAAAGGTGTTTTGGTAAAAGAATTAATTGAAAAGGGTTGTGATTATTTAGGTTATAAATTTGATTCTAGCATATTTAATGGTGATTATGCTAAACTAGCATTAATGACTGTACCAGCTAATAATACAAACGAAAACTTTTTTAATATATCGTCTGTGCTATTCAGTAAGAAAGTGTTGTCATCTGGCTATCCTTCTGAGTTAGATTCTGTAAATACTTTAGGAGATTTATTTTCAGTTTTAGAATCGATGTTTAATGCTAAAACTAGAGTTGTAGACAATAACGTTTATTTTGAAAGATGGGATAAGTTTGTAAGAAACACAAGTGTTCAATTAGATTCATCTTTAACAGACCAGTCTGAAAGAGTAAACAAGTATAAATACGATACATCAAGATTGTTTAAAAGATATTATATTCATTATAGCAATGATTATTCAGACATAGTTACACTTGATAATTATAGACATCAAGCTTCTGAATATTCTTTAGAAAGTTCTCCTAACACTCAAATATCAACAATAAAAGGTCTTACTGAAATCAGTATACCATTTTCTTTAGCATATACTAAGGAGAAAACTACATGGTTGGAAGATGTTTTTGAAACAATGAAAGATATTTTCGCTTTCTTTACTTCTGGACAATTTGATTACAAAGATTCAAAAGGAGTAGTCTTACTTTCACAAACTTATTTTTCAACTACAAAAATATTTATTCATGATGGTAATAAAAGACCTAAGCCAAACTCAAATAGTACTTTATTAGACACCAGTATATTATGGGATAAATTTCATTACATCAATAGTCCTACAGCTGGGTATTATAGAGCTATATATGAATCAGTTAAGTTTAAAATGAGTGCTAGTGAATTT